TCTGCCCATGACCGGTGACGGTAAAGGCGCTGAGATGGCGACTGTGACTGACGAAGTGTCGGGCCTGTCGGTTCGTGCGCGTATGTGGTACGACGGCGGCACCGCGACGAACTTCGTCGCTCTGGATGCACTGTATGGTACTCAGGTCCTCGACCCGATGCTCGGTGTCCAGGTCAAACGTGCGACCACGGTCTATCCGGCCTAAGTGATTAAGGCGGGCGCTTCGGCGCCCGTCGATCACTAAACGAAACCCACCCGACAACAAGGAGCCAAACCATGGCTAAGAACACAGAGACTTTTGCCGTCTCAAAAGGCAAATCCGACAAATTCTTCGGCTACGCTGACGCGGGCCAAATCGCGCGCTCAAATGGCGTCCTGAAACTGTTCGACGCTGACAAGGCCGAGAAGATCAAGATTCAGAAAAAGGTTGACGCTGAGGCGACCAAACAAGCCTCAGTTGACGCCGCGCAGACCGACGCCAAGAAAGCAGGCGGTTCCGACGCTGGCGCAGTCCGCAAAGGGCCTGCTTCGAAATAAGGCGCGCTCACTTCGTTTAAACGACGAGGCGCGTCTACTCGGCGTGCCTCGTTTTGAATCAAACACACTCATTCGCTGGAGGCGACATGGACGACAACACACCAATCCAGTTGACCCGCGGCGAATTGAAAGCCGTGATAGAAGAAGCGGTCGACAACAGCCTAACCAAAATGGGCATCGACACGCACGACCCAATCGAAATGCAACGAGACTTCCAGCATCTGCGCGACTGGCGCATTGCGGTGAAGTCGGCACAGTCAAAAGGTTTCCTGACGATCATCGGATTGCTCACGGCAGGCATTGTGGCAGCGTTGTGGCTCGGGTTCAAAGCAATGGTTCAGCAACCTTAAATTCTCATTGGGTAGCGCTTCGCGCTTCGTCAACGATGTGAACGAACTGAACTAGGAGTGAAGAATGCCAAAAGTGATCGACGTGACTGCTGAGCAGACGGCAGAGACATTTATCAAGAACCGTTTCAACATGCGCGCCACGTCGCGCGAGTTGGGTGTCTCACGAGGCACAGTCAAGTCGCGATTGATCGAAGCGGAAGACATGGGTTTCAATTTTGACAAACCTGTCTCGGGCGGCAAGCTGAAAGAAGATCCTGTCGTCGTCAGACCGCTCCCGCCCAAAGGCGAACTCAAGCGGTACATTATCACCTCCGCACAAAACAACACGGACGCGAACGTCCCATTCTTCACCAACCTCATGACCTACGCCGACTATCTCGACGCCGAGATCTTGGTCGGAACATTCGCCTACAATCGGAACGCATATGTGCGCGGTGTGAAACGCGACAAAGGCCCGACTGCAGATGATCGAATGGCCGATTGGTACGATCCGATCCTGACCCCTTATCTAACAGACGAACGCGTCGAACTCGCACCTATGCTGCATTGGTGTGGGCATATCAACATAAGCCCCACAGCAACCCGGCCTCTGTCGTCGCTCGAGGCCTACACAGGCCTTGCGTCGGCAATCTTCCCGCACACCAAGTTCGCTATGCAGTCAGTCGCAGGCACGAAGGACGACGGCGCCAAGTTCGGTTATACGACGGGCGCAGTGACCATGCTGAACTACGTCGAAAAGAAAGCAGGTTTCAAAGCCTCATTCCACCACACGTTCGGTGCGCTCATTGTCGAGGTCGATCACGATGGTGATTGGTTCGTCCGTCAATTGAACGCATCAACAGACGGTTCGTTCTACGACATTGACGACAACGGAGCGATCTACATCCACGACGGTGAAATAGAAGACGCAGAAGTCGAAGCGATCAACTGGGGCGATTTCCACGTCCGCGTGATCGACGAAGAAATCTACTCGCTCGCATTTGGCGAGAATGGGATCATGGACACGTTGCGTCCTCGCACGCAACTCGTCCACGACATTCTCGACTTCAAGTCGCGCAATCACCACGAGTCGAAAAACATTCGACGCAAGTATGAGAAATGGAAACGCGGCGAGGAGTGCGTGCGCGCCGAGATCAAGGAAGTGGTCGAATGCCTCGAAGACATCAAGCGCGACGATTGCTTGACCGTCGTCGTTGACTCAAACCACGACAACGCATTGACGCGATGGATCGACGACGCTGACTGGAAGCATGACGCTGTGAACGCGGAATTCTATCTCGAAGCGTCGCTCGACTGGATCCGAAACGGCGCGAACAACAACGACTACCATGTGCTGCGCGAGGCGTGCCATCGTGAAGGTCTGGACAAAGAAATCATCTTCCTCGGCGCAGATGAGTCGTTCGTGATATGCGGAGACGAGCATGGCGGGATCGAATGTGGGATGCACGGTCACCTTGGGCCTAATGGCGCACGAGGCGCACCGCTTGGCTTGTCGAAGATCGGTCGACGTTCGAACACAGGGCACACTCACAGCGCGCAGATCATAGACGGCTTATACGTCGCGGGCACAATGACCAAGCTGCGCCTTGACTACAACACAGGCCCCAGCAGCTGGTCGCACTCGATCATTGTCACCTATCCCAACGGGAAACGCACGATAGTGACCTGCTTCAACGGTAAGTGGCGCGGCTCCACCTAATTAAATAAATAAGTCGCTTATTACCAGGACTCCTTTTCGATTGATCAACAGCACCTACTCCCGTAGGATCGCCGTGACGAAAGGACCCGTTTACCATGGCTTTGACTGTTGGCACTGACGCATACGAGACTCTAGCAAACGTTCGCACCTATTGGGCGGATCGTGGTGATACCGCATGGGCGGCTCTCACGGACGCCGATGCTGAGGTCTACATCCGCAAGGCGACCGATTGGGTCGACCGCACTTACTCATTCATTGGTGACAAGGCAACAGCAGCTCAGCGACTGAAATGGCCGCGCACAGATGCAGTCGTCGAGTCGTTCACTTTGTCGAGCACAGAGATCCCGTGGCAGGTCGAGGAAGCTACCGCGCAGGTCGCTGAAATGTTCCGCCTCGGAACCTACGACATGGAAGGCATCGTCACCGACGACGCCGCAGCCATCTCGAAGCAGAAGGTTGATGTGATCGAAGTGCAGTATGACACAAGCAAACGTCTCGGCTCCGGCGACATTCCGTCGCACGTTTACGAGATCCTGCGTCCTGTCATTCTCGGGAACAGCGGAGGCTTGCTGCGAGCATGAGTTTCTACGAAGGACTCCGGGACGATACCGCAGGGCCATTGATTGCCCAGTTCGGTCAGGATGCGTTCTACCGCACCTACGACTCCGAGACCTACGACAATGCGACGGGCAAAACGACGCCCGGTGGTGCAACAGACACCGCGATCAAATGCCTTGACCTTCCTTTGAAGGAACGCGAGTTCTCGGAGGAGGTCACTGCGATGGCTCAGGCCATGCTTTTGGTTTCTGCGAAGGAGCTCGCTGCTGCGAGCATCACGCCTGCGGTGGACGCGTTCGTTCAACGTGGGACAAAGATTCACCAGATCCTGGCCATCAACACGGTCGGGCCTTCTGGCGTCGCGGTCATTTACAAAATGGCAGTGACTGAGCATACGGAGGTGATCTGATGCCTCGCGGTTTGTCGCCTCGCGCGTTCGCTCTTGACCTGAAGAAATTCGGGAAGGTGACACGCGAAGAAGCAAAAGTGATCTTTCAGAAGATCACCATCGACCTGGACAGTCGCGTCGTTCTTCAGACGCCTGTCGATGAAGGAACAGCGCGCGGGAATTGGTTCCCGTCACTCAACAAGCCATCGGGTGCGATGGACGAGAAGATAAAAGACAAAAGCGGTGCTGCATCAATTGCACGCATCACCGCAACAGCGGCAGGTGCTGAGCTAGGCGACACGGTCTGGTTGACGAACAACCTGCCTTATATCCTACCGCTCGAGAACGGGCACTCAGGTCAAGCGCCTGAAGGTATGGTCGACGAGAATTTGAATGCCGTGCAGGCACAATATGGAGGCAAGATCGTTCGATGACTTACGCGGTCGCAAATGCAGCCATCCGGCAACGGTTCGAAACACAATGGGGCGCCACTTCGGCGGTCCAGTTCCCAGGAGTCAAGTTCGTTGAACCTGACGCCAAGTGGGTGCGTTTAAACATCGCGCAATCAGCGTCCGACTGGGCGTCGATGGGTGATCCTGGAAACAACGTCGAGCGAAACCTCGGCCAGGTCACTTTGCAAATCTTCACGCCGAAAGGCACCGGTGAAGGTGATGCGCTAGAACTTGCTGATCAGGCAAGGGCTGTGTTCCGCTCATGGCAGGACGTGGCATCAGGAGTGAGGTTCGTGGTACCTCCTTACTCCCGCGTGATCGGTAACGGAGACAAATGGTATCAAATCAACGTTGTTGCGCCATTCCGGTTCGACGACTTCACTTAAGGGAAAAGGAGACTCCCAATGCCTGATTTTGGCACATCCAACCGGGTGGCGCTCCGTCAAGTCGCGGAAGTGACTTGGGGCACCATTCCTGGTACTCCGACCTTCGAAGCCGTTCGCTTCACGTCGGAATCACTGAACTACAATGCCGACTTCATCACGTCGGAAGAAATTCGTGCGGACCGTATGACGCCCGATACCATTCAGGTGTCGAGCCAAGCGGGCGGAGACATCAATGGGGAATGGTCCTACGCGACCTACGACGCCTTCATTGCTTCCGCACTGTATTCCGCATGGGTTACGACCGCGACTGCTGAGGCCGCTCAAGTGGACATTTCGATCACCAAGACCGGCGGTACGCCGAACACTTGGACCATCGACTCGGCTGCGCTTGCTGACTTCACGGACAACTCGTTCGTCGTCGGCCAGTTCGTCAAGATCGCGGGTTTCTCGGTCGCAGGGGACTTCTGGGCTGAGATCACGTCGATTGCTACGCTGTCGCTGGGCATCAACCCACTGACCGACGTTGCGTCGGAAGCTGCGGGTGATTCTGTCACCGTGACGCCGCTCGACTACGTGCGCAACGGCACAACCAAAACGTCCTTCACGATCCAGAAGGCTTTCACCGATCTCAGCACGCCTGAGCTGTGGAACTTCACTGGCTCGCGGATTTCGACTTGGAACCTGGAACTGGCTACTGGCTCGATCCTGAACACGACCTTTGGCGTACTTGCCAAAGACGCGAACATGACCGAGACGCAGGAAGCTGGCGCGACGATCAACGCGGCCAACACCAACACGGTTCTCAACGCCGTGGACAACGTTGCGGCAATCGTGTTCGATGGTGACCCAGGTGGCTCGACTTTCTACTTCAACTCGCTGTCGGTGAATCTCGACAACGCGTTGCGTGGTCAGGAGGCCGTTGGTACGCTTGGTCTGATCGGTGTGGAAGCAGGTCGTTTGCAGCTGACTGGCTCAATCGAACTGTACTTCGAGAACAGCGCGCTGTTTGACAAGTTCCGCGCTGCTACCGCGTTCGCCTTGACATTCCAGGCGCAGGACGCTGCAGGCAACGTCTACTTCGTGACCATCCCGCGTGCCAAGTACACGTCGATGGAAATCGTTGCAGGTGGCACCGACCAAGATATCTTCGCATCGGCACAGTTCGAAGGCATCATTAACTCGGCCGGTACATACCAGTACCAAATCAGCCGCGGTTAATCCCGACATGTAGTGCGCACTATCGCGAGGCAGGTGGTCGGGTCGCCTGCCTCGCACCTTATTCTATCCTTGCATTTCTATGCCAGGATCTCGTATCTTCGAGGTTGTAAAACCCGACTCCTTGAAAGGATACCCGAATGAGCGATCTCCGCTTCGACATTAACGACTTCAAACTCGACAAGGCAGCCAAAGCAGATGGTGTCTGGATCGAGATGGGCGGCGACGCTGCCTTCCTTGTTGCAGCCTTCGACAACCCGTCCTTCACCGACGCGTTCCGCAAGGCGACCAAGCCTTACAACGACCTGGGCAAAACAATCTCCGAAGACGATCAACTCGAGATCATGGCTCGCACCATGTCGCAGTTCATCGTTCTCGACTGGCGCGGCGTGTTCGACGGTGACGACGAACTGCCTTACTCGCAGGACGCGGCCTACCGACTCCTGAAGGAGCTCGAGTGGATTCGTTCCAAGCTGATCACCGAAGCGCAGAACCTTGAAAACTTCAAGGCGAAGGCGAAGAAGGCCACAGCAAAAAACTAGAAAGCTGCGTCCTCTGGGAACTGAACTATGGGGACCGAATTGAGCTCCTGGTGAAGATGTCGAGCGCGAGTGGTAAAACGCCTCCCGCGCTCGCAAATCGGCCAGAGCCAACTCGTCACGCAGCACCTTATTTATCCGCTTTCAAACGACTGCATTCTTCGCGTATGATAGCACCTAACGGCCAGCCGTCTGGGATAGCCCTGTCTGAGATAGAATCCTATGCGCGAATGTTCGGGTTTGAGACCATGGACGACCGCTTCGACCTTTTGCACTTTGTGAAGGTATGCGACGACATCTGGTTGAAAGAAGTGAACAAGCGGAGAACCAAGACAGGTGGCAACCCAGGAAAGCACACTACGCGTAGGCGTTGATTCCAAGCCAATGGTCGACGGAGCCAAGAAGGGCGAGAAAGCCCTCGGTGGTCTCGGTACGAAAGCCGGCAAGCTTGGCAAAACGTTCGACACGCTCAACTCAAAGACAGGGCTGCTCGCGAAAGCGTTCACGGCCCTGATTGCAGTTGGGATCGGTGCGTTCTTCGCGACCGCGATCCGAGCAGCTGGCTCATTCGAAACGAAACTCGCAGAGATCAGCACACTCGTTGACACCGCAACCTTCAAAATGGACGCTCTCACCGACGCGTTGAAAGAACAGTCTGCTCAGTTCGGCTCGACTGCTGTTCAACAAGGTGCCGCGGCCTACCAGATCATCTCGGCGGGTGCGGGAACGGCAACGGATGCCGTGAACCTCCTGACCGCATCGAACAAGCTCGCAGTCGGCGGCGTCACTGACGTTGCAACGGCTGCGGATGGCTTGACCTCACTGCTCAACGCCTATGGTTTGGCCTCAAGCAACGCAACCGAAGTCTCTGACGCGCTTTTCGTGGGTATGCGGGCAGGTAAGACCACTATTGGGGAGCTGTCGTCCTCGCTCGGTAAAGTCGCGCCGCTCGCCGCACAGGCAGGCGTGGGTGTCGATGAATTGGTTGCTGCTGTTGCCGCGTTGACGAAAGGCGGTATCTCGACACGCGAAGCCGTGACCGGTGTTCGTGCGATCATGGCTGCCGTTGTCAAACCAACATCCGAAGCAACCGAGATGGCTGAGAAGCTCGGCATCGAATTTAACTCGACCGCACTGCAGGCGAAAGGCCTCGGTGGGTTCATGGAAGATCTCGTTGCGAAGACCGGCGGTAACACTGACGCAATGGCGAAACTGTTCGGCGGTGTCGAAGCATTGATCCCAGCCCTTGCTCTCGCAGGTCAGGCGGGCGTCGATATGTCGTCGATCATGGCTGACATGGCGACGAAGTCAGGCGCGACACAAGAAGCTTTCGAGAAGATGACCAACACGTTTGAGTTCCAAGCAGCCGTGCTGCGCGGTAACCTCGCGAACATCTTCCTGACCATTGGCGCGATCATCAATTCCGTGTTGACTCCTGCGCTCAAATTCCTCAACGAGAACTTCGAGGCAATCACTCGTTTCGTGACCGTCGCAGCAGCTGGCTTCACCGCGCTGCTCATTCCTGCAATGCTTGCCATGTTGCCGGTCATCGCATCGACGACCGCAGGCTTGCTCGCGATGGCTGCCGCGTGGCTGTTGACACCATTCGGTCAGATCGCCGCGTTGATTCTAGCCGCATCTGCTGCACTCGCATATTTTGGTGAGCAAACGATCCAGGTCGGCGGTTACACTGTCACGGTTTGGAACGCGTTCATTGGCGCGCTCGGAGTCGCATGGGATCTGCTGAAAGAAGGCGTTGCATACGTCACAGAATTCTTCTCAGTCGGCGCGGATGTCGCAGGCGGGTTCTTCGACACGGTAACAAGCGGTCTGATGGGCTTCCTTGAGGACTGGGGCATCACGCTCGATAGCGTCGGTGGTTTCATCAAGAAAGCAGTCAACACCTATATTGGTCTCTACGTCGGCTTGATCCAAGCAATTGGCGCAATCGTCACTCAAGGCATTCCTGCTGCGTTCAACCTCGCAATGGGCGCCGCGAAGAACATCGTGATTGCTGCCGTTCAGTTCATTGTGACCACGTTCGCGAACGCACTCGGATCAGTGGGCGACGCGTTGTCGTATCTGCCCGGCGTTGCTGACGACCTCGGGTCCTCAATTCGAAACGCGCTCAACATCGACCTGTCCGACGTGAAAGCCGACACCGCCGCACTGCGTGCTGAGTTCAACAGCGCAGGCGACGCAATCGGTGAAGCCTTCTCAGGTGCGCAGGTTGACTATGTGGGCGCGATGGGCGAAGCCATCGGCGCTGCTGGTGATACGCTGCAGACGCGGTTCACGGACAAGCTCGCGACTGCGAACGAAGAACTGCTCATGTCGCAGGACGTTCTGCCTCAGGTTGCTGCCGTGACGACTGAAACTGTCGTCCCTGCAATCGACGCACTCGGTACGTCGGCTGGTGGCGCGGCGAAAGCCATGAGCGACCTGAACAAAGAAAAGCAAGAATTCATTGATGGGATCGACGACGAGTTTGCAGCCATTCAGGAAGCGAACGGCGGTGCGGTTGCTGCTGTTGAATTGTGGTACCAGCAGCAGAGCATGAAATTGAAACAACTGGGTCTCGAGTATACCGAGTACGCGGACAAGCTCGACGTGATCTTTGGCGAGCGAATTGCTGCCGCGTATCAAACAGATCTCGAGAACGCGTCTGATTGGCGATCAGGCCTTGAACGCGCGGTGTCCGGTCTCGGTGAGACAATCGGCAACGAAGCCGATCTTGCAGAAACAGCACTGACTTCGCTATTCAACAACGCGGCAAGCGCAATCGTTGATTTCGCGAAAACAGGTACTTTCGACTTCAAGAAATTCGCGTCGAGTGTTGCACAAGACATCCTCATGATGACCACGAAGATGCTCCTGCTCGGCGCGCTCAAAATGGCGTTCGGGTTGAAGGACGGCGGTTCGGTTGGTTTCAAAGACGGCGGCCCTGTCAAATTCGCAGACGGCGGTTCGGTGAAAGGTCCTGGCGGTCCTCGCACGGATTCAATTCCTGCGATGCTGTCCAACGGTGAGTTCGTCGTGAACGCGAAAGCGACCGAGCAGTTCGGTCCTTTGCTCGAGGCGATCAATTCAGGGAACATGGACATGATGGGTCTCGCTGCCGGCGGGTTGTCGAACGAGGCGGCGTCACTTCCCGCACAACCTGAAGCGGCAGCTGTCAAGCCAGTCGACGAAGGCGGTACCCAGAAAGCTGGTGGCAATTTGACGATCATCCCGACTATAAATCCGAGTGACATTGTAGACACATTTGACTCCGACGACGGTGACCGGGTGTTGATCAATATGCTCGAACGAAACAAAACAACCATTCAAGGGATCATGGGTTAATGGCAACAGCTACCGGAACAGCAAATAGCGCAGTAGACCTCCTCAACAAACTCAACACGTTCCTGATTGGCACCCCTGGGTGGACGAAATTGCGCGGCGAGACAGACATTGCTCCTGCGTCGCCTAAGTCGGCTCGCTACTGGCGCGTCCTCTGGCTCGAGAACGACGACGTGAATGCTGACTTCCGAGAAATCGAACTTATGGAATGGCGCACAACCTCAGGTGGTGCGAACGTCGCGACGACGGGTACCAGCTACGCTTTCAAATCAATTGCAAGCGGAACAGGTGCTGACCTTGTGTCAGGTACCACACCAATCATCTCTCCAGACATCGACGACGATATCTGGTGGGTCAGCTATGACTTCGGCGTGGGCACGATCATCCGCGAGATCACGATCATGGCGGACACCGACAACTATGCTCCTTCGAATATCATCATCCAATGGTCCAACGACAATTTCTCGTGGACGGACATGGCGCGCTTTGCTCACGACACGTCGCGGTACACAGCAGACAATCAGACTTTCACTTACACCTGGGACACGGGCGCCGGTTACACGCATCCGGACCACTACAGCGCGACGATTGCACGTCGTCGCGGAACGTCCTTCAGCGATCTGATTTCTGGTAGCACAGGACCGGGCCAGCAAGAAAACTGGAACGACGATATCTGGAGTTGGCAAGGACCTGGATACGACGCGGCGCGCCGCGTCTATGTTGCGGCGGTGCCATCCTTTGATCTTGCAACCTCAGATGAGTACATTTCGTTCTCGGGTTCTATCGCCGTGGACACCGGGTTTGATGCAAACGATTGGTGGTTCAATCAGTCAGGTGTCCTCGGAAAGGACGTTGACTCATCCTGCCCGACGTTGAACATCTCATCCAACGGCGTGACCTACTGGTTCTACGGCGACGGCAACCGCTTCATTATCGTGATCAAAAACGGTGTTGACGACTACACCATGGCTTACTGCGGTTTCATGTCGGCCTTCGCGCAACCAGACGACTATCCGTTCCCACTTTACATTGGCGGCTCAAGCGCGAACATTTTCACGTCACTCTCGCAGACTGGTACATACGTCCGCGACGCAGGAGACCCGGCGTATTCGGCTGCTTGGTATCGTCGTTGGGATAACTCGTGGATCCGCGCATCTAACCACCGCGACCATGCGTCGTTTAACCGCTATTGGGACCCGAACAACTTCAACGCGCACATCTGGCCGAAGCACATCGGTGTCACAGGTCGGAGCGACTATCCTTTCTCGGTCATGTCTGACTACTTCGATGGCACGACGCACTACATGGACAACATGGATCCAACGGACCAGGATGATCTCCCAATCATCCCGCAAATCGTCATGGATCCCGACTTTGGATTCGTCGGTGCGCTGACTGGTCTATTTGCTGTTCCTGGCGGGTCGTTGCTCGCACCGGAAGCGACGTTCACAATCGGTGCTGACACCTATCGAATTTTCACCACTCGTGATCACTCGGAAGGTGGTCACTATTACTGCGTCAAGGAGGTTTGATCAATGGCCTATTCCACGGGATCAGGTGACTACAACGCGCTGATGGCAGCCGTACTCGTTCACGCCCTCGCAGACGGGTGGACGGAGATTGGTGGTCTCGGAACAGGTTGGCCCATTTCGAAAGGCAACGTGCGCGGCGTCGATTGGACGACCTATACTTTGTTCGAAGCTGATTTGACCATCGGTGGAACTGGTGTGTCTAAGACGCAACGCTACATCCGCATCGGTGTCGGTTCATCGGGTGCAACTGCGACAACAAATGCCGCTGACACGTCGAGTCCTTATTGCGCAAATATGGGTTACACTTTCACGGCGTGGCATATCTTCTCGGACACCACTGTCAACGATCACATCCATGTGGTCGTCGAATTCTCGAACGGTGTGACTGCTGACTGCCATTCTCACTTCTCGTTTGGCGAGATTGACAAAGGCGGTTTGACTTACACGTCGATTGCTTACGCAACAGCAACAGGCGGTCGCGCATACGCGGCCAGCGCTGCTGGTGGTAACGGTATTCAAGAGGCAACAACGGGTGAGGATTGGAACACAGTCAACCGTTGTCGAAACATGTGGGCAGGTGCGTATGGCGAGAACGACGACGGCTCTGCCGTCACCGCGTTCATGACGCACGCAACAACATCACCGCACCCGAACGGTTCAGGCAGCTGGCCTGCGACGGATACGTGGATCAAAGACGGTGCGTATCTTTGGGCGAAGAATGCGCGGCAAAATGACGCGCTGAACTCACTGAACCTTACCACAGATAAGGACGGTTCATTTGCAAACGTTCCTATGTGGCGAGGATTGAACGCGGCGACGGGTTTCGTACCGCTCGGACCCATTCCGTTTATCATGATCAACGGGACGCTTTCGGGTTCGCGTATGCGCTGGATGGGTGTTTATCCAAACGTTCGTTTCTGCTCCATGGAAGGCATCAATCCAGGTGACGAGTTCACTTTTGGCGCCGACACCTGGAAAATGTTCCCTGTTCGACGCTCAACAGTATGGACTCTACTGAACCAGCGGTACCAAGTTACCAGCGGCTACTCAGGATACGCGTATAAGAAGGTTCCCTAATGGCACAGCAAGCACTCTTTGGTGAAATTGTCCCAGCTGCTGCACCGGGTGCCTCGACCAACCCGTGGATTTACGCGTGGGTAAACGGTAGCGGCCCTTACACGACCGCTTGGTCGGGTTCAGCGACGCCTAAAGTGTCGGACGACATCTACGAGGACGATCCTGGCGACCTCGCGAACGTGTCGGGCGTTGCTCCTCACGTTCCCGGTTCATTTGATGCGGCAATCATGGCCTCATGGCACACGGATTTCCATTTCCGTTTCTGGACGATTCCAACGTCGCTCAACCTGAGCAATCCGACGATTGGCGCCAACATCCCATTCAACATCTGGAACACGTTTGACGAACTCGGCACGTTGTCGTCTGTTGTCGTCACGGGATCTTCGGTGCTGTCGTTTGATTACACAGCAGCCGAGACGATCCGAGGCGGTGAGTACCTCGAAGTCAACATGCAGATCGCTGCCGGTGAACCGACAATCGACGCAACGATTGACTTCATTCACGACATTGGGACGGCAGAGCTCGCTGTCCTCGCAATCGTCGCGGAAACGTTCCCGATCCTGCCTGAGGTTCCAGTCAATGAGACTTGGGGCTTCAAGACGGACATTATGACCAACTACAAAGGCGTTGAGTCGCGCATGTCGTTGATGCCCGAACCGCGGATCAACATGTCCTTCAACGTGAAGGTGGTTGACTTCGAAGAGCGGAAAGTGCTTTATGGCCTGTCCGCGTCGAACATCAAGACGGCGTCCGTTGTGCCTATGTTCCAGTACGCTGCACCGATCACGCAGGAAACAGCAATTGGTGGTGCTCGACTGTATTTCGATCCTGCATTGTGCAACGCACGCGTAGGCAAGAACCTTATCGTGATGAACCGCGCGACGCAGGCGGTACAGCTCGGCTCTGTTACGACGCTCCACGCGGATGGTGCAACTATCAACGCAGCGGTCGGTGTTACCATTGAACCCGGTCTCTGGTTCGCTGTGCCCGGGTTGCTTTGCTTCCTGCGCGATGACTCGGGCCTCGACTTCGGTACGCAAGCCGGTGAATACTCACTTGATGCGGACGCCGTCGAAACGTGGGACTTGCAGCGACCTTCCGCAACCCAGACAATCGCAACCTATGACTCCTTGCCAATGATCGAGAAGTCGTTCTTGATCACGACGCCTGAGCGTTTCGCATATCGTCGCGAGTTGTTGGACAACAGCATCGGTGCGCAGGAGATTCGTTCGCAGGACACTAACTTCGTCGTAAAGCGTTCGGTCAAGTTCTCTGTTGATCGAAACAGCGACGAGTTTGACTACTGGCGTGAATTCTTTGCGCTTGTCGTGGGTGCTCAGAAGCCTTTCCTTATGTCAACGCAATTGCCTGACCTGTCGTTGCGTCTCGCGCACAGCGACGGTGCATCAACGTTGGACATCAATGAGTCCTACTATGAGTCGAAACTGTATCCGCTCGACGCGTTTAAACGCCTATGGATCGACTACACCGATGGCACATCGACGCAGCACAACGTCACGAACGCGGTTACTGACGTGTTCAGCAACACGCAACTTTCTATCTCACCTGCGTTGACGATTGGTAAGACCGCATCCCGCTTCTCCTTCTTGCAGAAAGTGCGTGCAGCCGATACAATCCGACTTGAGCACTACAACGACTACTCCTATATCAAGTTCGGAGCGAGGACCACGAACACATGACCTTTGCCACCGACGAGCAATCCCTCTACGACGGCGCGCCGATTGAGTTGTACCATTTCGATGGAACAATCAACGACTACTTCGTCACGACGTCTGCCGACACAATCATCTCGTCTGGTCAAACCTATGTTCCTCTAGCAGGCTTGAAGCGTAACGTTTTGAAGATCGGGACGCAGGAAGAAGAGTCGCTCGCGCTCGACATTGAGATGCCTTATGATCACCCGTTGGTCACGGAATACGCCTACAAGACAGCACCGCCCACGCTCGAATTGAATTTGTACCGCGCACACCGCACCGATCCGTCAGACCGGATCCTGATGTGGAAAGGCAAGGTTTTGTCGTTCTCGGTTGAAGGCCGCATCTGCAAGATGCGTGTGCCTGCGTTGTTCGCGTATCTGCTGAATGGCGTCGCGCCGTCACCGCGTTACCAAGCTCCGTGCAACCACGTCCTTTACGACGCACGCTGCACCGTCAACCCGGCGTCTCACCAAACAGTGACCACCGTGACAGGACTACTCAACAACGTGATCTCGGTCGCGTCTCTCGGGTCGTTGACCATTGCTGAAATGGTCGGCGGCGATATGTCGTGGGCGACGGGCGGTGAGAATCGAATGATCACCACCGGAACAGGTCTCGACCTGACCGTGACTTATCCTTTCGCCAATCTTTCAATCGGTGATTCTATCACACTTCGACGCGGTTGCGACCATTCCTTCGCAACATGCAAAAGCAAGTTTTCGAACGGACCCAACTTCGGAGGTTGTCCACTCGTGCCCGACAAAAACCCATTCACGAGTAAGCCATGATTTGGTTTACCATTGCCCTCTTCGTCGTCAGCTTTCTGGTGACTGCACTTCTGGCGCCCAAGCCAGACATCGAAGACGCGCGTGCGGGCTCGCTCGACGACGTTCAGTTCCCGCGGGCGACTGAGGACGCGCCTATCCCGCTTGTGCTCGGACGTGTTCGAATGAACGCACCGAACACTCTCTGGTATGGAGACTTCTCGACTGTCGCGATCACCGAGAAAGTCAAAACAGGTTTGTTCTCGTCCAAGCACGTCGTTGTCGGACACAAATACTACTTGGGTTTGGACCTTGGCTTGTGCCTCGGACCTGACGTTGCAATGACCGAGATTTTCATCGACGAGGAATCCGTGTGGACGGGAACCACATCGTCGACCGTTCCGACCACGGGAACGATTTCTGCTTCCCAGTTGTTTGGCGGCTATAAAGGTGGTGGCGGTTGGACAGGCGGCTTCCGTTTCTATCCAGGCACGTTCCCACAAACAGAAAATGCCTACATTGAAGGCATCGTTGGCGCAGGTAACTCGCCTGGCTACGGCGGTATGTCTCACCTCGTTTTTGAGAACAACTATATCGGTGAGTCGAACCAGCTGCGGAAGATGGGTTTCATCCTTCAGAAGTACACCAACGACATTGGCGCGCCGAACTCGGGCAAAGTCGGCGACGACATGAACCCAATGGAAGCGCTGTACCAGATCTGCATTGATCCTTGGGTAGGCCTCGGTATTGATCCCGCTCAAATCGACGGAGCGAACTGGCTCGCTGTCGCAACGACGCTGCACACCGAAGGCAATGGTTGCTCGGTACTCGTGACAACGGGTCAGTCAGGCAAGCAGATCATGAAAGAGATCTTGCGCCAGATTGATGCGATCATGTTCCAGGATCCTGAGACTGGTCAACTGAAGATCAAACTGATCCGCGACGACTACGACGTGGGAACTATTCTCGCGTTCGACGAGGACGACATTCTGAAGGTCCGCAACTTCACGAAAACAGCGTGGGAAGACGTTGTTGCTCAGGTCAAGGTTTCGTTCCCGCAATTGAACAAAGAATCCTCAGCAGTCGCGATCTCGCAGGATATGGCTACCGCTGGCATGATCGGTCGAATGAAGACGGTCAACATGTCCTTCCCGTTCTGCTACGAGGCTGATCTTGCGAACGAGATCGCATCGCGCGAACGCGCACAGCAGTCAGTTCCTTTGTTCCGCATGACTCTCGAAATGAACCGGAACGCTTATACGCTGCGACCGGGCGACGTGTTCAAGATCTCGTGGCCAGAATATGGCTTGAGCGACCTCGTGATGCGAGTGCAAAAGCACGACCTCGGTGAGCTGCTCAACAACAAGATCGTGGTCGATTGTATCCAGGACGCTTTCGCGGTCGGTACTGTCGTGTTCGCGGCACCTGTAGGGAGCTCATGGACAGCGCCTGTCACCACTCCTTCGTTGATCGTGACATGGGAGGAGTTGAACCTACCATTCTTCTTCGCTCGTAAACTCGACTACCCAGTGGCTGCGACGTATGCGCAACCGTTCATGATCCCGCTGAAACCGAACTCGAGTTCAAGCACCTACACGCATTGGGGCGGCATCGTTTCCGGGACCTTGGACACCGCTGATCAAGTGGAAGTCGAGTATCCTGCAACAGGCACACTCGCCGCTGCGTATGATCGAGAAACAGGCCAGTTGACCGGTCTCGATGCTACTGGGTTCACGATTGATGGACGGGACGGTACTTTTGTCGCGGGCACGGATTCCGCTGAAGTTCATTCCGGTGACCTCGGTATTCTTTACATCGACGGCGAGTGGCTAGGTTTCACTGGCGTGACGAACAACCCAACGACTGCGGTCGTGACGAACGTCTACCGCGGCCTGTTCGGCTCGACCGTGAAGGATCACGCACTCGGCACACGCGTCTACCAGGTTACTCCTGAGATGTATGGCTACGGTTATGCAGGCGCGGACGTTGTGGGCGACAACACAGGACGCACCAACTGGTATTTCAAACTGCTTGATGCTGTTGGCGGCAACGTCATGGATCCCGCGTCGGTGACAGAAGAAACTTATACGCCGGGCGACGAGATGCGCGTCCCTGCACGTCCTCGCAACTTGCAGCTTGATGCTGTTCGAACTGTGCGCGAAGTCATCGCAGCAGACGGTGATCTTGACGTGACGTGGAGCGCGACTGACCGTGAGTCGGGCACATCATACCCAACTGAGACGGCTGCCGCAGAGACGCCCGCAGAGACCGAGACATACGACGTGTCTGTCTACATCGGCGGCGTTTACAACGCAGGGCTTTCGACAACGAGCAACGCGACCACAACATTCACCATTCCGTTCTCAACGTTGACTCCTCCTGTTGAGGAACTCGACTGCGAGGTGCGCGTGTGGGCGAAGAAGGTGAACCCAGACAATCCTACAGACACGTTTGACTACCTTTCTACCGGCTATGCAAGCCTCTCCTTTACTTGTAATATCGTCGCGAATAAGGTACTATTGTCAGGCGATATGCAGAGCGGTACAGACAACATCCTGTTGTCAGGCGACGAGCAAAGCGGTACAGACATTCTAGACCTTTCAGGAGACGAAGCGTAATGGCAGACAAAGAAATCAGTGCGCTCACAGCAGCGACAAAACCAGATGGCACGGAAGTCATTCATGGGAAACAAGGCGCGAACTCGCGCAAGATCACGTCGCAACAACTCGTTGAACTTGGCGCGTCGATTGTCACGGACAGCACAACGTCGCGGGCGTTCGTCGTCGGTGACGTTGGCAAGTACATTCGTTTCACGAACGGCGCCGCGATCACCGCAACATTCAACACGGGAATCTTTTCTGCAAACGACGAGATGATCTTCGAACAAGCAGGCGCTGGTGTGATCACGTTCACTGCAGGCGCTGGGTTCACGTTGACGTCCGCGGGTTCACTCGTTGACTCGAACGGGCAGCAAACTGTCCAAGGCATCAAATTCCTGTCCGCAAGCTCGGCAATTCTGTTTGGTAATCTCGCATGATGAAGCAACTCCTAGGTGTTATCGCTAGCGCGGGCACCGGTGGCGGCGGTCCTGGACCTGGGAGTGACTTCCCAGTCATTGAGTCCTACAACACGAACACCGATCCTGCGACCAACGCGGGTTTCATCACGGTAACCAAACCGGCATCAGTCGCCATTGGCGACCTTTTGCTGTTCATCGTTGGTGACGCTGACACAACAGCCACCGACAACTGGACAGCGCCTTCCGGGTTCTTCGATGCAGGTCACTTCGGCAACGCGACTTCCGATTCTCACTTCTCGATCTTCTGGCGTATCGCTGACGGTACGGAGACCGCAACTGCGACTGCGAATGTCAGTGACACAGGCGACGACATTGGCGCCATCTACATTCGAATCTCGAACGCCGATCAGACAGCGCCTATTTCTATGGTCGGCGCCGAAACAACCACAGCTGGGTTGACCGTCGTAGCGTCAGACATCACGACGCCTACAGACAACAATCTCGTGATCGCTTTGGCAGCAAAGGATGCAAACCAACCTACTGGCTGGTCTTTCGACAACGGGTTCTCGAGTCTGCATTCTTTCTGGTTCGATGCGGATCCTTCTTCCGGTTTGTTCATTGGTGAGAGTGACGAGGCAACAGCGGGCGCAATTGGCGCGACCACATTGACCATTGACGACAACTCAGACGGTCTGGTCGCCATGCAATTTTCGATCCAGCCACCACAACCTACAGTCGAGGCGTTGATCAAGATTCCTGCGCACACTGTCGGGTCAGATTTGACTGACTTCCCAATCATGATCGACCTTGCCGACATGTCAGCAGCTTTCATCGCTGCCGTTGACGCGTCAGGCGACAATATCCGCGCCTATGAAGTAGATGGTACAACAGTAATCCCGCATGATGTGACCTACTTCAACAAACCGGACAGTCGCGGTCGGATGTATGTCAAGAAAACGATCACCGAAGCGTCTGACACGGAGTTTTTGATCAAAGCAGAAACAACAGGCACAGCGCGCCTCGCTGTCGGTGACACGAATGGGCGGAATGCTGTTTGGTCCGACTACGAAGTCGTCTGGCAGTTTCCCGAGACCGATAACCGTACCGGCAACGCATATACTCAAGATGTGGTCGACCTCGAACCTCACACGGAATGGATCACCGTTGACTACCATGAGTTCGTTGGCAACCCGCACCAAGGCTTGGCTGTCGATGGGTCCAACCTGATCACAATCGACACAAACTACTTCCGTCGTCACACCACGTCCGACTTCGTCACCGTTGCCGCATCGAACATTGATCCCGTAGGCGACGTGAACACGGACAAAGGCATCACCGCTCTCGATCACGCATCGGATGGTTGCATCGTCTCGGGAGAGCTCTGGGTTCCCATCGGGAAGTACCCACCTTCAGGTGCTCACAACGAGTGGCTTGCTGTGTTCGACTCGACCACGCTCGCCTACCTTCGCGCCTACGACGTTACCTCAGGAACGATCTTGAACTCGTCAATCTGCTACGATGGCACGTCGTTGTTCTACTGCTGTGACTTCGACGACGGGACCGTGATGCGGACCTATAACTCGACGGGCGTTCTTCAATCCACAATTACTCTTTCCACGTCGGTATCGAGCGCGCAAGGCATCGAGTACGTTGACGGTGTGATCTACATCGCCTGCTCGGACGCAAACGAAGCCACATATGCTTTCGAGACAGACGGTACTTACATCGGTGAAGTGTTCCGTCGCCCTACTGTGGGTATCCAAGAAGGTTTGTCTTATGACGGAACATCGTTGTGGTCGCTGGATGGCGACGGTGATCTAATTCGTCTGCAGCAGGTTGCTGGGATCACAGATTACCGCAAGCTGCACTACGCGAACATCAACGTGAATATTCCGACGCTTTCGACAACGTGGACGATGGCAACGTCTGTCTACTGGTCTGTGGAAGGCGGAGATCTTCAGCACGCTTTCCTGTCGATTGGCGATGGTGTCACAGACGCAAATCGCGCGTCCCTTGCTTACGACGACGGTCCCGACGTTATCTCAATGTGGAACAGTACGGACAGTTGGGTTGCGGGATCCTACAATCCAGGCGAGTATGACACGTTCCGAGTTGCTGCAATGAGTGACGGCACGACCAATCGAAAGGTTTGGGAGAACGGTGCTGCTACCGTGGACAGTCCCGTGTCCGCTCGTCCTGTATCAGCAGGCACGGACGCTGACTTTGTCGTCAACGCATCGCGCACGGATAACTGGGAGGATGGCGAGGGCTACTACCAGAACATTTGGCTGCGCCATGAGGCCATGTCGGACGACTGGATGTTTGCAGATCATGCGAACATGCACGACCGCGCGAACTTCTACGTGGTCAATGATAAGTACACCGACTGGCGAGTCCTCGTCGATGAAGGTGGGCACGAGAACTACCTGTCCATTCAAGAAATCGAGATGGCCGCGGCAGCTTCTGGAACGAACCTTTGCACAAACGGCTACGCGTATGCAGGAACAAATCGCACCGGTTGGGGGCCTGAGGAGGCTTTCGATGGTGACAAGGTTTCAACGAGTCACGGTTGGTCGGTGGACAAAACCGTTGACACTGATCGCTCGGAATGGTGGGTTGCTTACTCGTTCACGAATCCACAAGACATCAACGAACTGCGTCTGTTCGCACGTCCGGATTGGGGCGTGCATATGCCCGTCTCATTCCGTCTCCAGTATCTTGATGGAACGGTGTGGAAAACCAAGTTCTCTGCTCGCTACGAACCGTTCTGGGATGACTCGGAAACACGGGCATTCACCGCCAACGTGGATCACCGCACTGAAGGGGCTGCACGCTACTGGCGTGTTTGGGGACCCACGTCAGACAACGGCACAAATGTCCACATTGCCGAACTAGAATTCCGTGAAAGCCATGGCGGTGCGGACGTCACGACTACCGGTTTCGCGATCCAGGGCGGTGAGCGTGTAGGTTTTGAAGGGACATATGCGTTCGACAATATCGCGACAACAAGCAATTCGTGGGGCGTGGCTACCGGTACGACTTCTTACGACCTGCGATGGATCGGGCAGGACTTCGGTGCTGCAAACGACAAGGACGTGGTCGAGATTCAGATGACCTCGCGAGCAGATAGTTTCTACTCGCAGACGCCTACCAGTTTCTACATTGAACGGTCGACCGATGGTGTGACCTACACGCCCGCGTGGTACGTTGAGTCAATGGGCGCGACGTGGACGGCTGCAGATTCTCGCATCTACCGTAGCCCTTGGGCCGCTGACGAACTTCGATTGATCGGTGAGAATGGTACAGCTGGTGCACAAGACACAACCGACCAGAGCCCGGCCGCGACGACGTTGACTTGGGGCGGAGGCTCTGAGGTTTCTGAAACTCAAGCCTTGCACGGTCAGACGAAGTCAATCGGTATCAACCACGACGACTTGTCGGGCGACACGCTGACAATCCCAGCGATTGACTTCGGGTCCACATCGACCGACGACTTCACGGTCGAGGTTTGGTTCTTTTCGACGACGCACAACGCGACGTACTTCCACGCCTTGATGGGTAACGGTGACAACTCGACTGCCGGCTCGTGGTCGTTGTTCGTGCGCGACGACCCAAACAACTATCTTGACTTCCGTTGCCAAGGAGGTGCTGTTCTTCTCGGCGCAACGGATATTGCTGAGGACGAATGGCACCACGCTGCTATCTGTCGTGAAGGCGACGACTGGTACTTGTATCTCGACGGTGTTCAGCAAGACACTCACACGGACGCCGCTCGTTCGATGTATGGCGCAGCAGCCGGTGCAATCCACATCGGCGGCAACCAAGCTGGTGTGAACGATGAATGGCGCGGGTTCTTGGACAAGGTTCGCATCACGAAAGGCTTCTGTCGCTATCCTGGCGGCACAACCTTCAACCCACCGGAGTATGTCGGATGATCATGACTTTCCTTGCACGTTTCGCAATTGGCCGCGCACTGAGCGCCTTCGCTTCAAAGCTGCCGTGGCAAATCTGGGCAGCGCTTGCGGTGATCGTGTTTTTGGGGGCGAGTGCGTGGTATATCGACCGAACCGCCTTCACGCGCGGTTTTTCGAGGGCTGACGCGCAGTGGGTTGCGAAGGTCGAGGCTGAGGTTGCGCGACAAACAGAAATAAACAACACTGCTTTGCGGGCGGCAGAGGAAACCATTGCCCGTTTAAACGAGGCCAAGGAGGTCCGAGATGCTACAATTGAACGACTTAACCGGGAAGCTGCTGAGGATCCCAATGCTAATCGGGAGTCTATTGGTGTTGACGGCGTGCGCCGACTCGATAACCAGCATTGACGGCGCCCCTGTACTGGAACCTGTGCCCGCGCAGCTGGCTGTCGCGTGCCTTGGTCCTGTCAAGCTGCCCAATCGCGCATTGACACAAGTCGAGGTTGAGACGCTTTGGCGTCAAGATCGTGAGAATTTGAAAGCGTGTGGGATCAGCAAAGAAGCTGTCGTCGCATACTACCAAGATCGTGATCGACGCCTTACCGGGTCTTGACCGGCTGTTCACGCAATTTCTTGATAGCAGCATCTAAGAGCACTTCAACGTGTTCAGGGATGGCTTGGCGTTTGTTTCGGTAGTTGGAAATCGACTGCGGAGTTTTGCGTAGTTGGCTCGCCATCTTGACATTGGTCCAACCCAGCGCTGTCTGCTTGCGAATAAATTCGTCTGAAGTCATGCTCGGGTCCTTTGGTTACCCGATTGATAGCATAAGCGACTTATATTCTGCGAGCACAAAACTAGGTGGCGTTCCATTCCCTGCAAAAAGCCCTGCGTTACGCGTATGCGCGTGTCCTTTTGGAAAATTTGTCTGACCCCCTTGCATGCTGCAGGTCGTGCAGGGAATGTTTGTTTTCAATCGGTTACGCGAGAAGTTCATGCAGGGAACGTGCAGGGAATCAGTTCCTGTTTTGCAACGGCGTCATAAAAACAAGTGGTTTGCGCAAAAATTTCGTGCAGGGAACATGCCTCACCTAATGATCTAGCCTTATTGCCTTATTCGATCCTTGCGCAAGCGCGTGCGAACGTCCTACAACTGGGCATCGACAATCAACACCGCAACGGAGCAACACATGACTGACCTTATCTGGCAACCCGACGTCTTCGCCCTTGGGCAAACGGAATTCAACGTGGCTGAGTTCGAGGCTTGGATTGACCACAACGATTTCCAGCTGCACAAGACAGGCGAAAGCGACACACCGCTGGCCAACCTTTGGGCCGACGTGGAAGACGAGTACGCAATCGAGCGCATGATCGAATTTGGTGGGCGTCACTGCTACCGCGCATGGCAGTCAGGACGTGACCGTTCCGACTACATTGAGAACATCATTGAGATGGAACACGGCTCGGTGCTCGAGCATTCGACGATCAACTGGGGCATCCAAGGCGTGTCGCGTTCACTGTCACTCGAGCTTGCACGGCATCGCGTTGGTATCGCACTGTCGCAAGAATCGCAGCGGTATGTCGATGCAGCGGACATCAATTTCGTAGTGCCGCCTCTGGTCGCATATCTCGCTGGCGGGTCGATGTCCAACGCCGACGTGATCACGGAATTCCATCGCCACTGCTTGCGCGACCTCGAAACCTACAAGGCGTTGCAGGAAATGATTGTGGACGAGATCAAACGTAAGACGCCAAACATCAAGTCGCTGACCATGATCAAGAAACGCGCGAACGAAGCAGCACGAGCGCACCTGCCGAACGCGTGCGAAACGCGCTTCCTTTGGACGACCAACATGCGTCTCCTGCGCCACTTCCTGTGGCTGCGAGGCGGCAACGGCGCTGATCTTGAAATCCGTCGTCTTGCGAACTGGCTGCTTGCACAAGCGCAGGATGCTGCTCCTTCCGTATTCCACGACATGGCGTCGTCCGCCAATGATGGCGAGTATGGTGTGCCTGTGATCGTGAGCGCGAAGTGACACAGGTCTACGTCGAAAACGCTCACGGAATCGTCGAGGGGCTCGGTTATGATGCGAGCCGGTCCCTCGGCGACCGTTTAAACACCGAAGTCGAATACCAAGGCAATCGGATCAAATTCGTTCCGACGAAGCACGCATTGACTACGCTGGTCGAAGAAGTTGGCCGCGAGGCATTCCATCCTGGTTGCCGCTTCGCGTGGGCGCATCACTACAAAGACAAACCGAAGCAGGAAGTCGAGTTCGAATGGGTGACCGAGCCCTACGACCACCAACGCGAATGGTGGTCACTGATCAAGGACATGGAATACTTCTCGCTTGAATGGGAAATGGGTCTTGGAAAATCGAAGACAATCCTTGACGTGTGCCAGTGGGCATATGCGAAAGGCGAGCTAGACGCGCTCCTCGTCGTCACGTTGAACGGCGTCCACCGCAAATGGGTCGAGAAAGAAGTTCCTGCACACTTCCCAAAAGGCAAGGCGCACGCAGCATTCTGGAACACCAACATCGTGGATGCCGGGATGTGGTATGGTGAGAACGCACGCAATCGGACGTCGATTGTGGACAGTGATCGCTTTGCCGTCGCAACGATCAACTTCGAATCTGTTCACCGTGCGAAAGGGCTCAAATTCTGCGAGCGTTTCCTGCGATCACGCAAGTGCGCCATCGTCGTGGATGAGTCGCAGTATATCAAAACGCCGGGTGCTGCTGTCACCAAGGCGATGATCAACAAATTGAAGAAGCTTTCCGAACGTCGTTGGATCACGACGGGAACCATGTCAACAGGATCGACGCTCGACCCGTGGTCGCAGTATTCCTTCCTGGATTCGAACATCGTCAACAACATGAAATTCCACCAGTGGAAAGCCGAGTTCGCAGAACAGGAACAGGTGGGAGACAAAACGTTCGAGGCGTGGGAATATCAACCGCACCTCAAGAAGTCGATCAAGGTCACCAAGCCAGTGATGACTGTCACCGGTTTCAAGAACGAGGAAAAGCTGTGCCGCATGCTCGACCCATTCCGGTCGCGCCTGCTCAAAGAGGACTGCCTCGACCTACCGCCGAAAATGTATCGGATGCGCTCATTCGAGATGACCGACAACATGCGCCGCGCCTACAATCAAATGGCGAAGGACTTCCTGGTCGAGATCGAAGGCGGTCAAACGATGACCGCAACCATGGCGATGGTGAAGGCGGTGCGCCTGTCACAGATCGCGCAGGGATACGTTGTGCCCGACGACGCCGACCCGTTGTCCGAAGACGTGCCCGGTATTGCGCTTGACGACAAGAACCCACGTCTCGAGGCGCTCATGCAGGAGATGGAAAAGGTTCGGAACAAAGGCATCATCTGGTCCTACGCTCGCTATTCGTTGCGATTGATCGCCGACGCATTGCGCGAGGCATACGGTGACGACTCGGTGATCGAATACCATGGCGGCGTGTCGCCTGATCAGAAAGCGAAAAACCTGCTCCTGTTCAAAGAAGACCGGACGCGCTGGTTCGTTGGCAATCCTATGTCAGGCGGCACAGGCATCGACCTCGTGGAGGCCGATCAGATGGCCTACTACAACAACTCATTCAACCTCGCTTTGCGATTGCAATCGGAAGACAGGTTTCATCGCATCGGACAGGAGGCCGAGTCATGCACCATAACCGACATTGAGTGTCTTGGGACTATTGATCGACCACAACTTCGCGCATTGAAAGACAAGCGCGACGTGGCATCTAAAGTCTCGGGAGACATCCTTAGATCGTGGTTGACCGGCGCGGTCTGATCACTTAAAACAATCCTACAACGGAGTAACAAAATGCCTAAAGTATTTATCGTCAACGAACCGGATGAGTCCCGTGTGCCCGCAGGGCGCGCTTCTTGGGACACGTCGCCTGCAGGTCACTTCGGTGAGCTTGTCTATATCTTCACCGCGGACAACCCACCGCCGGTGCGTGATCGAGACAACGCCATCGACCGTGCCCACGACGTTCTTCAGGACGCCGAACCAGGTGACTACATCGTTTGGGCAGGCGGCGATCCTTTTGGCATGATCCTTGCAGCCGGCATCCTCGCCGACTACACGGATGGGCAATTCAACTATTTGATGTGGGACCGCATGGCTCGCTCGTATGCTCCGATTGATGTGGACCTGCTGTTCAATAACGGAGAAGAAGAATATGAGTGATCTCGACGAACTCGCAGCCGAGGGCGAAAAAGTAGCCTCGACCGATCTCAAAGACGTGACCGCGCTCGCGCACAAGCAACTCGAACTCGAGGGCAACGTGGCGCGCATCGAAGCGACCTTGAAGGAAGCAAAAGCTGAACTCGACAAGATTCAGCTGAGCCAGCTTCCTGCTGCTTTGAAGGCCGCGGGCATCCCATCGTTCCAGTTGGAAAACGGAATGACTGTTGGCTATGCCGAGGACATGAAAGTGTCCGTCCCAAAAGCGCGCAAAGACGCGATCATCAAGAAGATGAAAGAATGGGGCTACAGCGGCAACGTCGCGAACACCATCACCATCGACCTTGGAAAAGGCGATACGAACATGGCGGGCGAATTTGTCGCCAAAGCCGAAGAATTGGGCGTCGAGGCGACCGTGGCGGAGGACATTCCTACCGGCACAGTCAAGAAGGCACTCAACGCACGCGTGAAGGAAGGCAAGAACGACGACCTTGCATTCTTTGGCGCGTACTCGTTCACCAAATCAACGGTGAAATAACCAGGCCATAAAAGGAGACCTTACATGGCACAAGCGAAAACAGCGACGAAAGAAGTCGCTACGAAAAAAGAAGCTGGTCTGCCCGCCGAGTTCATGGACGAACTCGCACTGGCCGGTGAAGAACACAAGGAAGCGCTCGGCAAAGACGACATGTCGATTCCGTTCCTGCAGATCCTGCAGTCCCTGTCGCCTCAGTGTACCAAAGGCGAGCCTGAGTTTATCAAAGGCTCTGAACCTTCGGACCTGTTGAACACGGTCACCCAAACGATCATCAAGACCCGTGACGACGACGACAACGCAATTGCTGGCTGTCGGGTCCTCCCGATCTCCTACAAGCGTTCCTTCATCGAATGGGTTCCACGTTCGCAAGGCGGCGGCATCGTCAACGAGTACTCGGTCGAGGATGGTCTGTCGATCATCACGCAGCGTTCCGCTGAAACTGGCCAGGACATTATCCAAGCGAACTCGCCTTTGGGCACGCCTGGTAACCAGTTGAACGATACCCACACGCACTTCATGTTCTTGCTCAACGACGATGGCACACATGAGCCGGTTGTCTTGACCATGGCCTCGACGCAGATCAAGCCGTCGAAGGACCTGAACAACATGGTGAGCAAACAGGTTCTGCCTGATGGCCGCAAGGCGCCACGCTTCTTCGGGATCTACGACGTGACAACGGTTCGCCGTTCGAACGATCAAGGCTCCTGGTACATCTGGAAATTCGAACGCGCGACCGACGTGCTGACGGACGACAAGATGGGCATGTTCCGCGAGGCGAAAGAATTCGTTGCGGGCATCGAATCTGGCGAGCACAAAGCCGACCATTCGAAGGCTGAAGGCGAAGTCAATCCGAAGACCGCGGACACGTCCGGCGCGTCGGGTGACAACGACGACGAAGTGCCGTTCTAAGAACACGGGTGGGCGTTTAAACGCGCCCACCTAGACGTCAGGCAGTTCCTGCCGACGCTCCTGACTCACAGGGAAAGCACAAGCTCATGACCGAAAGCGCGCAGACCACGCAAGTAGTGAGAGGCTAAGGAACAAAGTGAGGAGGACGAGAGTCCCGTGTCGATTAGGTCCTGGTCGATCAATTCAATCTAACGCTCAAGGAGAACGGCGTGACAAAAAACGGAGACAGGTTTGCCCGGTTGTTCAAAGGGCACGGATCGCGCTATGGGCGATACGACATAACCGGCGACACAGTCGCAGAAGAAAAGGTTGCAGGGAAAGCACGAACGGTCGACCAGCAAATCACGCTCAAGGACTACAATGATCACGTTGCCGGCAAGGTCGGTATTGGCGTCATTCCGCTGCAAGGCGCAGCCAAAGAACAAGGCATGATCAACTTCGCCGCGATAGACATCGACGTCTACAAGCAGGACGAAAAAGAAAAGCGCAACCTTACCCATGAAGACATCGCACTCGCGTTGATGGAAACGCCCTTGATTGTGACGAAGTCGAAGTCGGGCGGCATCCATGTTTGGATGTTCTCAAAAGAAGGCATCCCTGCAAGAATCGCAATCGAGTATTTGAACGCGCAGGCGTCCCACTTGGGCGTCGGTGGTTGTGAGGTGTTCCCGAAACAAACAGAACGATTCTCGGACGAGGACGTAGGCAACTGGATCAACCTGCCATACTTCGGCGGGCATCGTGTCGCGGTCGTCCCATCAAAAACGGGATCGTCCATTGAGTACATCGAACCCGACCTTGACCAGTTCCTAGACATTGCCGAGTCGGTCGCTGAGACCACCACCTCAGAATTCATTCTCGACAACATGCCGACGCACATCAATCAGCGTGCCGACGACAAAGAAGAAGAATTGTTCTACGACGGTCCTCCGTGCCTTCAACGCATGATCATAGGCGACCCGCGAGCCATCGCGAAACTCGAAGACAAACACCGCAAGAAACTGAATGGGATTCCGTCGCCTTACGCGTCGGAGGCCGCGCAGACGCGTGCCGAGGCTTGGCTTGAACGTCAGAAGGCCGCGTTGTCGCCTCAGAACATCGAGAACAACCGCAACAACGTGTTCTTCTGTGTTGGCATGTATCTGCACCGGAGACTGTCGCCACACGACCCAGACGCTAAGCTCGAAGGTGACGAAGCCAAAGCGCTCGGAAACATGATGACCGAGATCCACACCGAGTGGCGCATGGCGACGGGCAACAAAGGTATTCAAAAAGAACTCACGACATTGTCCGCCCAAGGCGTGCAAGGCAAGTGGGGCTACAAATGCACGCAGGAGCCGCTCAAAAGCTACTGTGATCGACGCCTCTGCCACAAGCGCAAGTTCGGCGTAGGCACAGGCGCGAAGGACTCACCTTTTGCAATCACCGGTTTCACCATCGTGGAATCCGAGGAACGGCAATACTACTTGACTGTGGGCGACAAACGCATCCACATCCCGGACGCTGCGTCGTTGTTCTCTCAGGCGACATTCGCGCAACACGTCCTCAACCAAACGGACAGGATGTGGCGACAATTGCAGGATCCGAAGTACAAAGAATTGATGGACGTCTTGCTCGAGAAAGCTGACCGAATTGATCCACCGCCTGACTCGGACTCCGTGTCGATCATCCGCAACAACCTTTATGACTTCGTCCATGACTTGCGTCAGGCACGCGGGCAAAACGACACAGGATTCTTCCAGGGGCGTGTCCTCGTTTCAGAAGACGAGAAAACCGCGCTATTCAAACTCGACCAGTTCGAGATGTATCTGCGAGGTCGTGGCTACACGCAATTCACCACGCGCATGATTGCGAAGAAACTCATTGACGACCTGAATGTGGTGGGACGTGGCAACACGGAAATTGCTGGTCGTCAGGTGCGACCATACGAAGTCAACCTCGCCAACCTCGAACTCCTAATGAGTGGAGGCGTCGGTGGGGCGGCTTAAACCAACACTAATCCTAGGCGGTCCGGGATGCGGCAAAACGACTGCGCTACTCAACGTTGTTGAGAAGGCGTTCTCCCGTGGCGTTGAACCGAACCGGATCGCCTACGTTGCTTTCACACGGAAGGCAGCACAAGAAGCGAAGGAGCGCATGGCGGAGAAGTTCGGGTTAGAACCTGACTCGATCCCGTACTTCCGAACCTTGCACTCCTTCGCCTTCAAATTCATCGACGCGCAGCCGTCGCAGATCCTGAACGAACCGAAACTGAGATCATTCGCAAAGGCTGAAGGCCTGCGCCTATCGAGCGAGTTCATCGACGAGTTTGGGCAGAAGATTTCGACGCCGCAGACTCCCGACGATAAAGCATTGAATTGCGACGCGTCAGCGCGCCTGACGGGACGACACATGGACGACGTGATCATAGAGCAAGGCTTGTCCTTCGACTACGTTGCGAAGGTCGTTGCCGACTATAACGAGTACAAGGAAACGCACATCCTGCTCGACTTCACCGACATGTTGAAGAAGTTCGTTGACGAGGCAACCATCCCTGAGTTCGACTTGCTCATTGTTGACGAGGCGCAAGACCTTTCCGCCTTGCAATGGCAGATGGTCGAGAAACTCGTTGACCATTCGAAAGACGTCTATTATGCAGGCGACGACGACCAAGCGATCTATGCGTGGGCCGGAGCCGACATTGAGCACTTCCTGAACCTCGACGCCGACCGCGAAGTCCTTCCCGTTTCATATCGCCTGAAACGAGAAATCTTCGACGCGTGCCAGAAAGTGATCCACTGGTGCGATGATCGCTATCCGAAAGATTGGGAACCACATGCTGAAGGCGGGTCGCTCGAGTATACGAACTCGCTCGATAAACTGGCCGACGACATGCGCGAAGGCGAATGGTTCCTGCTCGCTCGAACCAACTCACAACTCGCGAAGTATATCAAGTTTTGCAAACAGCGAGGACTGGCATATTTCGCGGCCACCAAGGACGGTATGTCGTCGTCGGTTGCTGTTGATCCTGTGCAAGCCGTTTTGACCTACGAGAACCTTCGACAAGGCAAACGTTTCGAAGGCGACAAGATGCAACTGTGCTGGTCACGAATACTTCCGAAGCTGCGCCCGGAAAGCGCGCCTGTGTTCGATCCTGTGCATGACTATGGCATAGACGACCTATGCTCGACTGGATTCGACGCAAGCGCCTCGTGGCTCGACACTCTCGACATGGCAGGCGGCATGAAGGACTACATTCGAGCGCTGAGATCTGAAGGCGAGAGCCTGATCAAGCCGCCACGCATAACCATCTCGACCATTCACGGCGTGAAAGGCGGAGAGGCGGACAACGTCGTGGTGTGGCAGAAACTCGGTTCAATCGCGCACAAGACCTGGATCGGACCAACTGGTAAGCAATACGACCAGGAAGTCAGAGCCTTATTTACTGCTATGAGTCGAGCGAAGAATCGTCTTATATTCCTCGACACACCAACGGCAACACAGTATCACGTTGAAAGGATGCTCAGATGACCAAACAGATAATTTTCGACTGCGACGACGTTCTCCTGAACTGGATCGGAGGCTTCCGGCAATACGCCGCAACACGATTGCAGCACACGGTGACGGGCGAACCGCAATCGTGGAACATGGGCGAGTGGCTCGGGACGACCAACGAGGTCGCTTTTGAACTCGTCGAAGAATTCAACGCGTCGATCCACTTCGGTCGCCTTGAGGCCGTTGACGGTGCACGCGAAGGCATGGAAGACTTGCGGATGTATATCCCGAATGTCCGTTTCCATGTGATCACGTCCTGCTCGTCCGAACCGACGACCGTCCACCTGCGACGCGACAACATCGAGAACCAATTTGGTGCGCGAACGTTCGACACAATTCACTGCCTCGACCTTGGTCAGAAGAAAACCAAGCTCCTGCAGGCGTGGCGTCAGGATGCGATCTGGGTGGAAGACAACTACAAGAACGCATTGATGGGCGCGGAGCTCGGTCTCAAGACCTACATTCGCAAGCGTCCGCACAACGCAGAATTCCAGGAACTGCATGACGACCGGCTGACCTGGTTCGACGAATGGTCGGAACTCACGGAGATGCTCACTTGACCTACCGCTCAACCAAATCCTATCCCGACCTCGGTCCTGTCGCCTATCGGCAGCACAAGGCGGATTCGCATTGCAACCTGATCCACGGTTACAGCCTGTCCTTCAAATTCACTTTTGAATCCGACACGCTCGACGCGCGGAACTGGGTTGTTGACTTCGGCAGCTTGCGCCCGTTGAAGGAGCTGCTGGAATCGCAGTTCGATCACACGTTGCTCGTTGCTGAGGATGATCCTGAGATTGATTGGTACCGCGAGGCGCACAAGCGCAAGATAGCGCGTGTCGTAGAATTGCCCGCACTCGGTTGTGAAGCAATCGCGGACCTTGTGTTCGAGTACACCGAGGGGTGGCTTGTGGAAGCAGGTTACGGCGACCGCGTTCGTCTCGTCGAGGTCGAGGTGATGGAACACGCCAAGAACACAGCGATGCGCATCGCCTAAGAAAATTATTTTGTGGTTCGCGTCGATTTCTTGTTGACGCGGACCTATAAGTCGCTTATACGTCGTCACATCAACAACGAAACAACGGATGGACACGACATGGCACAGGTAGAAAACTTCGAAGGCGAAAAAGTCAACGTGAAGGTTGGTGACTACGTCGGTTTCAAATGTGACATTGAGCAGTATGCTCAAATCGTAAAAATCACCGGCAACGGAATCTACACCACGCTGCACTTCGCATCGGACGAAGGTTTCGAAGGTGACTACATCCGCGACAACACCGAACATTCCGAACGCGCATCCGACTGCTGGATCGACTAATCCTCAAACAACGGAGACTGACATGACCAACCTGAACCTCACCACCCGCGAAACGAAACTGACTGACGCTGAGTTTGCGTCGATTGAACGCAACGCGGACGGCCGCATCCTCGACGACTTTGACTTCGTCTGGATTTGGGCAACCCCTGAACAAAAAGCCACGATGCACGGCGACGACCTGTCGCGTGGCGACGACACCGACGAAGAATTGCGTTGCATGCTCGCTGAGTTCATGTAATGTACCACCCGCGCAATCCTGCGCATCAACTGACCACAACAACTGGAGACTACTATGACCAAACAATTCATCGCCCACGCTGACGAACCTCGCACCTTTGCCGACAAAAAAGGCGCGACCAAAGCGATCAAACGTGACCTCACGAAACATTGGGACGCCCACGGCGACGTTCTTTTTGACACCGGCTTTGACGTGAAAGAATCTGGTGATCGTTTCGGCGTGATCTTGTACTGCGACCTGACTGCCAAGTCTGCGAAAAAACTCGTGGGCGCGGAGCTGACTGGTTACGTGATCGAACCACAACTCACGGAGGAACCTGTGAAAAAATCCAAGCCCGCAAAACCTGCGACAACTGCAAAACCTGCAACGACCGACGCGCCCAAAAAGCCCTCGCGTCGCAAAGGTCAAGTGCGCGTTGCACCGACAACCTACGCGCTCATCCCGTGCCGCGCTGGCTCGAAGCAACAAGCGATCATCGACATGATCTCGCGCGGCAACGTCTGGGACCAACCGTTCCTCGACGACGACGAAAACGAGATCGGTAAACTGTCGCTTGTTGGCGGCGCGACGCTCGACGACCTGCGCACTGTCTGCATCAAAAAAGATGGCGTGACGCCGTGGGACGACAACTCGATCCGGTCCGCGTTGTACTACGACCTCAAAGACAAAGGCTACGGTACGTCCACGCAATTCGTTGACGGCATCCCGATCTACTCGCTCGTCCTGCCTGTAGGCGTCGATGCACCTTTGCCCGCAAAAGGCACATCCTAAGATCGTGCTTGCGCTCGTCAGGGCGCGGCATATAACGTTGGTGAGCGGTCGGCCTTCGGGTCGGCCGTTACCAAGTAACCAGCGCGTTTAAACGCGCACCTGTGATGGACTAACCAGGAAAGGAAAACCATCTCATGACCTCCAAAGCACTCGTCGTCCTATCGGGCGGCCAAGACTCCACACTGTGCCTGCATTGGGCGCTTCAGCAGGGCTACGACGAAGTTCATGCTGTCGCGTTTGACTACGGTCAGAAGCACAACATCGAACTCGAGATGGCAGCACGTCAGTGCGCCGACTTGAACGTCGCGCTTGAGATCACGCACCTCGGTGCGAACATCCTCGCCGGAACGTCGCCTTTGACGAACCCAGACGAGAAGCTCGAGCAATACGAAGACGGCGACCTTCCTGGTGGCCTCGAAAAGACCTTCGTGCCGATGCGCAATCAACTCTTCCTGACCGTCGCTGCCAACCGCGCATATGTGCTTGGTGCAACGAACCTGATCACTGGCGTCTGCCAGGAGGACTCAGGCGGGTATCCCGATTGCCGTCAAATCTTCATCCACGCCGTCCGCGACGCGTGCAACACGGGCACCTTCACGGGTGAACCTGGCACAGTGTCGAACCTGACGATCCACACGCCGCTGATGAATCTCAGCAAGGCGGAGTCGATCATCATGGCGATGAAGATCCCAGGCGCCTATGCCGCATGGGCATACTCCCACACGGCCTACGACGGCGCCTATCCGCCCAACGGTGCAGATCATGCGACCGTGCTGCGTGCGCAAGGCTTTGAGGCCGCGGGCGTTCCCGATCCTTTGATCTGTCGCGCATCGTGCGAGGGCTTGATGGAATTGCCGGACACCGACAACTACGACGTTGCTCGGAAGGTCACTGACAAGGGACCGAAAGGCAAAAAGAAGTCGTGGACAGCGGATGAATTTGTTGCGCTGGTCGCGGATGCGGTAGGAGCAGCATGAGCGCCTATTCCGAAAAGATGGTCCGCGAGATACTGAACCTGATCGAACCGGGTGAACGCGAAGGGCTGGTGGAAACACCGGCCCGGGTCGTCAAGGCTTGGAAGACGTGGTTCGGTGGCTACGACACCCAACCCGAATCTGTGCTCAAGGTGTTCGAAGACGGCGCTGAGGGCGTTGACGAGATGGTGATCGAAGTCGACATTCCGTTCTATACGCACTGCGAACATCACATGGCGCCTTTCTTCGGGCTGGCTTCTGTCGCCTATATCCCGAATGGCAAGGTGCTGGGCCTGTCGAAGATGAACCGACTCGTTGACCTGTTCGCGCGTCGATTGCAGGTCCAAGAGCGGTTGACCAACCAAATTGCCGACGCTCTCGACGAGGGCTTGAAGCCAAAAGGGGTTGGTGTGCTACTTCGTGCCCGTCACATGTGCGTTGAGTCGCGTGGCGTTCAACATCGTGGTTGCTCAACGACGACGTCCGCCTTGCGCGGGTGCATCAAAGAAGAACCTGACGCGCGGATGGAATTCCTGACGCTCGCCAAAACCAACACGCCAATCTAGGAGGATCCCGATGGCATTTAAACCCCTATCCAATCCCGATGATCTCGAAGCCCTCGGCTCGGGCAATTCGGGTTTCGATCCCGCGAACGCTGAACCGGCTGACGCGCGCTTTCTCGAGACGTTTCCGAACCCAATGGCTCAGGTCGCAGGAGCGCCCATGATCCAGTTCGGTGGCTATGAAGATCCGAAGGAGTTCACGTCGCTCTGTCCGAAGACAGGGCAACCCGACTTCGCTCGCATCGTGCTCGAGTATGTGCCCAAGGACTCGTGCATCGAGTCGAAGAGCTGGAAACTGTATCTCGGGTCCTTCCGCAATGCGCAGGAATTCCATGAGGCCTGCGTTGCGCGTATCCTCCGCGACGTGGTCGCAGCCTGCGATCCGCACTGGGTGCGCGTGACAGGCCAGTTCACTCCTCGCGGCGGAATCTCGATCAACCCGGAAATGGTTTATGATCGAGCACGGGAGCAGGCAATCGCAGAAGCGAAAATGCCAGAACCTAACTAAACAAGGTGAGCGCCTGCTTTCGCTATTGACCGCGGGCGCTCATTGCACTACAGTGACGACACAAACCCGAACACAACGGAGACCGATATGAGTCCTTTAACAGCAGCCCAAGAAGCATTCCTGGTTCAGATGAAACTGAACAACACGGACAACCGCGCACTGCAAGTCATGCGTGCCGCGTTCATTCACCGCAACAACATCGACGCGCGCCAGGCGCAGAATGTTGCGTTCGCTGAGGCCCTCGACAAGGTTGCTGGTTAATGCACCTCTACATGTCCGGCACGCCTCGAAACGATCCTTACCAGACCGTTGAGAATCGCCTCTGCACGCACCGCCTCTTTTCGATGCACGCTGAGTATGAGAAACCAGTGTTGCGTTGGGTCGATGATCTTGCGAAAGGCATCATGGACGCCGACGAGTATTTGAAGGCGTATCCTCAGCACAAAGACCTGATCATCAACCGCGACATGAAACGACGCGAGGCCCAGGCCGAATATGGCCGGACGTTCGATTGGGACACAGCAGAGATCCTTGAGGACGTCTGCCAACGTTTAAACGGGCGCCCATACCCGAAGGCGATCCTGCTCGATTCCGGCGCGTTCACCGCATGGAACAAAGGCGAGGAAACAACAGTCGACGACGTGAAGCGAAAGTACTCACGCTTCATCGAACGCGCGGGCGATCTGTTCGACGAGATCTGGGGCATCAACCTTGACGTGATCCCGGGCGAAAAAGGACGAGATCCCACGGTCGACGAACTCAAAAAAGCTGTGGAGGTTTCTGACATAAATTTTGAGATCCTGGTCAAAGAATTCGGTGACGTGATCCTGCCCGTCTATCACCAAGGCGAGTCAATCGCACGCCTGGACGAATGTGTCGCGCAGGTCGATGGCAAGTCGAACTACATTTGTATCTCGCCACGGAACGACCTCGCGGAATCGCATCGTGTCAAATGGTCTCGCGACGCTCACGGCGAGCTGACACGCAACCATCCGCACATCATGACCCACGGCCTTGCAACAACAGGCAACAAGATGGTGCGCACCGTGCCTTGGTATTCAGGTGACTCCGCTGCTTGGGTTCAGCATGGTGGCTATGGAATGATCGACATCTTCCACGACGAAGATCACTCGTTCGGTCGCAAGCCAGACCCGCACTACATGAACTACTTCGTGTCGCTCGAGAACGTCGGTTACGATCTGTCAGGTGACAAGCTGTTCCCTGACGGGACGAAGATCAACGTGGGATCCTTGGGCGTCGATCACACCGCGCCTTTCAAAGAGATTGCTGACGCGTTGACCGCTGCCGGGATCCATCCCGACGAGTTTCCTTTTGGCGAGGATACAGGTCACCGACACGATCCCGCGAAAGCATATTGGTCACTGACCCACGCACCAGAACAGCAGGCCTACATTCGCGAACGCGTTGAACGACTCGGCTTCCCATTCGAGATTGCCATCTGGGACTCGCGTGTTCGGAACCTGATCTGCATGGCTGAGTTCGTCGCATTTGCCGAGTGGGCAAAGACGTCAACGAAGTCAGCCGGTCAACTCGACGTACTGGGAGGACTGTGATGCAATGGTCACCTGATCAAGATCGCGCGTTGAAGGCAATCGACGACTGGCTGAAACGCGGCGACAAACCATGGTTCAGCCTCGGCGGGTATGCCGGGACGGGTAAGACGACTCTCGCGAAGCACATCGCAGAAAACCACGGTGGCGAGGTCAAGTTTGCGGCCTTCACAGGCAAGGCGGCATCCGTCCTGCGTGCGAAAGGCTGTCCTGGTGCGACGACGATCCACAAATTGATCTACCAGCCGAAAGGATCGGTCGGCGAGAGCGAGATCGAAGAACTGCAAAACCTGATCCAAGGCGAGGCTCTGAAAAAGGAGCCCGACGAGATGAAACTGTTCACATGGCGACGCGAACTCGAAAAGAAGAACGCGGACAGCAATGCCGTGTTCGAACGCAAAGTAGAAGCAGAAATTCAGGAGGCGGACCTTGTCATTGTTGACGAAAGCTCCATGGTCGATAAACGCATGGGAAACGATCTTGAGTCCTACGGAATCCCTGTACTGTATCTTGGAGACCCAGGTCAGCTGCCACCAGTCAAAGGAAAGCCGCGACTCGGTCCGAATGACTACGACTTTGTCCTTGAGGAAATCCACCGTCAAGCTGCTGACTCCCCCATCATCTGGCTAGCCAATGAAATACGGCACGGGAAACCTGTGCAGTATGGCGAGTTCGGTGACGGGCAAGTCAAGCTGCTGCGCAAGAACGAGTGGGACATAGACGTGATCTGCTCGGCCAACCAAGTGATCACCGGCATGAACAAGTCGCGGTTCCGCATCACGCGCGACATGCGCAAGCACATCGGGTTCACTGAGGTGTTCCCGCTCGCAGGCGACAAACTGATCTGCCGCAAGAACGACCACGAACTTGGCGTCCTCAACGGCGTGACGTGTCGCGCGATCAACGAGGGGCGCAAACGCGGCAACATCATCCACTTGGACATCGAGTACGATGGCAAGGAACACATGGGCAAGATTTGTGATCCCGGCTACTTCCAGGAGAACTATGGCGAACGAACTCACTATCCCAAAGGCGACGGCATTCAGCACTTCGACTATGGGTACTGCATCACGGGCCACAAGTCGCAGGGCTCGCAATGGAATCACGTCGTCATAGCGGACGACCTGATGCGACGCAACGACCGGGAGCAACGCAAGAAGTGGCTCTACACGGTATTCACTCGCGCCGAGGAGCGCTTAACCTACTATGTCTAATGATTTCCACCAATACCTTGCGCGGCAGTGTGCTGTCGGTCGCGAGAAGTTCGGCCCAGGCGAACGTCGCAAAGGCGTCCAGGAGCATATCCTGCAGGAGTTCGACGAGATCGACAAAGCCGAAACGAAGCAAGAAGCAGCTGACGAATGGGTAGACGTCGCGATCCTTTCTCTGGACGGCCTCATGCGCGCCGTGCGCGAGGGCTTGCGCGAGCAGCTCAAAGATGCACCCGAAGGGCCGAACTACGACAACAACGGCCAGCTGATCGGCTTCAACGGTGAACCGACCAACGATTGCGTTGCCGGAATCACCATGAACTTGATCGTGGCGAAGCAGCACAAAAACGAGCTGCGCGACTTCGGTGATTGGCGTGGCGTGTCGGAAGACGAAGCCATCAACCACAAGGAGGGGATCCATGACTGATATCCGCACACTCGTCTTCGACACGGAGACCAACGGCAAGCGCCCGAAACGTGCGCAGCTGGCCGACGAACCAGCGATCACGCAGATCGCCGCAATCCTGTTCTGGGGGCGTCGTCCTGTCGCGCACCTGTCCACCTTCGTCGAACCGCTGACGTTCCAAGGCAAGCCCGCGACGATCCCAACGGAACAGTTCTTCATTGACTCAGGCATCACGCAGGAGACCGTCGATGCTGTTGGTCGCCCGCTCAAAACCGGCCTCGCTGAGTTCAATCAGATGGTGAAGGTTTCCGACCGTATCATCGCGCACAACATCCAGTTCGATGATCCGATCACTCGGTCGAACTACTGCCGCGTCGCAGCACCTCAGCGGGAGTATTGGGATACTCCTAAGTATTGCACTATGAAGACGCTGGAGCCCGTGCTAAAACTGCCGGGCAAGTACGGTTACAAATTCCCGACGCTCGACGAGAGCTACCGGGCGCTTGTTGACCCGCACGGATTCGAAGGTGCGCACGATGCAATGGAAGACGTGAAAGCGTGTGCTGCTGTATTGTTCGCGATAGAAGACAAGATCGCGGAGGGCGATCCTCGCTTTGAGGGACATCCTTTGTGGCAACTGCCAGAAAACTGGCCCAAGGAGTAACGGATGAAAGAAGCCTTTTCATATGTGCGACCCGCCTGCGACTTTGCAGGCGTGTTGTCCGACAACGCGGCGGTGAGTGTGATCGACGGTCGCATGGAAGCACAGAACAAGCACCTGATGGTTTCCCAACCATGCGACGGTCCTGCGTTCTCTGTGTCGGCCACCGACTTCGACTTCGCCATGCGCAAGTTCGACGATCCCAAAATCTCGGTCACGGAAACCAACGTGATCCTGAAAGGCAACGGGACCGCTCGTGTCAAACGAGTTGTGACGCGCACGAAGAACTTCTTGAAGCCAGACATTGAGACGCACGAGATCGAAAACGTCGCGGATCTCATGGGCGCAATCGACGACGTCTTCCCGTTCACCGAAGGTGATCCGGCCCGTCCATGGTCGGAAGGCGCACGTTTTGACGACACAACAGTGACTGCCACCAACAGTATTGTGCTGTGCCAGGCAGAGCTCGTCAGCGCTTGCGGTTTCGAGGGCGTCACGGTTAGTCGTGCGGCTCTCGCCTACATGCGCCTTAGACGCGAAGCGCTGAAGTCGTGGGGGATTGGCAAAAAAGGCCTTCTGATCGAGTTCGACGACGATTCTTGGTGCCTCGCCTCGCGCATGTCGATGGAAATGCCAGACGCCGCTGTCGGCCTCCTGTCGATGATCAACAATTGGG